AAGGCATCCAGTGTTAACTACGTCAAAGACATTAACGGTTTCCGTGAAATGCCACAGGCTACCAACTGGAATGCTGACCAGCTAATGTTACAGGATGTGCGCACCTCAGTCCGTCGCATATTCTTTGCTGACCAGCTTGAGTTACAAGCAGGCCCGAACATGACAGCCACTGAGGTTGAGGTTCGATATGAGCTTATGCAGCGTATGCTTGGCTCTACCTTTGGTCGCCTACAGTCTGAATTCCTAACTCCTTTAGTGGAGCGCGCTTTCTATGCTATGCTTCGTAATAACGCATTGCCACAGCCACCAGAGGTTGTGCTACAAGAAGGAGGTGATCTTGACATTGAGTACATTGGAGCCTTGGCGCGCTCACAGCGCATGGAGGATGTAACCAACATACAACGCCTCGCTCAGTCAGTGCTTGAACTATCTCAGGTTTCACCAGAAGTCTTGGATAAGTTCAACGCTGACGAGGCTCTTGATACAATTGCTAAGCGTCTTGGTGTACCTGCTGATATTGTTAATTCTGATGATGCGGTTCAACAAATCCGTCAACAGAGACAGCAAGCACAGGCACAGGAGCAAGCAGCAATAGAAGATCAACAAGGCCTAAATGCCGCAGAGCAGATGGCTGGTATCCAACAAATGACACAATAACCATAACGAGGGCGCATGGATAACACAGAAAAAGAGGCAATAGCCTTTGCTAACAACGTCAGTTCATTGTTTAATCACGATGCTACTGGCGTTAAAGTGTATGAAAACTTGAAAGAAACCTACCAAGATAGGTCGAGCTTTGATACTGACCCACTGAGAATGGCCTACCGTGAAGGTCAGCGCTCAGTATTTTTAATGCTTCAATCAATTGTAGAGGGCGAAAATAATGGCTGAATGGCATGAACAACTATCCGGTGAATATCGTGGCAACGAATCTCTTGCCAACATACCTGATATTGACACTCTGGCTAAATCCTACCTTGATGCGCAAACGCATATCGGTGGCTCTATCCGCATCCCATCTGAGGGAGCTGGACAAGAGGATTGGGCAGCGTTCAATCAGAAACTATCCGACCAAGTACCAACGCTTATCAACTTACCAAGTGATGAGGCAGAGGCACATGCCGAGCTACTTACGCGACTCGGCAGACCTGAAAGCGCAGAAGGTTACACGCAAGAGGGTTTGAATGAGGATTTCCGTAGCTGGGCTTTTGAGAATGGCTTTACTGATGGTCAGATCAAATCCCTGCTTGAGCGTAACAATGGCGACCTTGAAGCGGCTAACACTGCTAGTGCTGAGGCAGCACGCGAGGCTTTTGATGGCTTAAAGCAGGAGTGGGGCTTTGCTTATGATAAGAACCTTGCCTCTGCTAACAAGGCTATTGAGGCTTATGCTGACGAGAGCGCAGTACAGTACATTATGGATAACAAGCTGAATGAGAATGCTGCTTTTATCAAGATGATGGCTAACATTGGTGGTCAGTTAGGCGAGGAGCCAGCAGGTAATATTGGTGGTGGTAGTAACTTTACCTTGTCGCCTGATGAGGCCAAAATGCAAATCGCTGAAATCACCAATAATCCTAAGCACCCGTATCACAGCGGTCAAAAGGATGCCGTTGCTCAAATGTCTAAGTTGTTCCAACAAGCACATCCTGAGTAATGTAACCGCACCTTAATGGTGTACATTTCACCTATCGGGGTAGCTTTCCGAAGTCCTGATAGGTGGATAGCCTTACTATCTCGTCCAAGCAGCGTTATTGCTAGCTAAGAAAACGTCCCGAAAGGGGTAGCGTAGCAGCGACCAATTTAAAATACGCCATTTCTAACGAGGTATTTATCATGGCTAATACAATTACTAAGGCTTTTGTTGAACAGTTCAAAAGCAATGTTATCCACCTTTCAGAGCAACAAGGCTCTCGCTTGCGTGGTTCCGTAACTACAGACTCTGTTACTGGCGAAAAGTTTAACTTTGAGCGTGTTGGTAACGTAGCTGCTGTACAGAAAACTACTCGCCACACTGACACTCCAGTTTTGGATGTGCCACACAGTCGTCGTGTAGGTACTATGAACGATTATCAGTGGGCCGACCTAGTTGACCGTGAAGATAAAGTTCGTATGTTGATTAACCCTGAGTCTGCTTATGCTAAGGCTGGCGCTAATGCTATGGGTCATGTATTTGATGATCTAATCATTGCGGCTGCTACTGGTAACGCAACTGACGGTGACGGTGCGACTATCGCCCTTCCTGCTGCTCAGAAAATCGCTGTAGGCACTACTGGCTTGACTATCGACAAGTTGCTAGCTGCTCGTCAGATCTACAACGAAAACGAAAACACCGAAGATATTTGCATGGCTGTTGGCGCTAAGCAGGTTAATGACCTGTTGAATAGCACCGAAGTGACCAGCGCAGATTACAACAGTGTTAAGGCTTTGGTACGTGGTGAAATTGATACCTTCATGGGCTTCAAGTTCATCTTGTCTAACCGTCTAGGTTTGGCTACCACCACTCGTTCTTGTGTAGCTTTCTCTAAGTCTGCGATTGGCTTGGGTATCGGTGCTGACGTTATGACTCGTATCGACGAGCGTAGCGACAAGTCCTATGCCAAGCAAGTTTACCTAGCATTTACTGCTGGTGCGACTCGTATCGAAGATGAGAAAGTTGTCCAAATCGACTGCTCCGAAGCTTAATTGAGCGCCCTTTGGGGTTACTAACGTAGCCCCATCTTGCCCTAACCCTATAGGGCTTTTTTATAACGACAAGGTGGCACTATGGCTAGTGATGTTTCAATCTGTAACCGAGCTTTAGCTTTGTTAGGCGCAAAGACTATTGTTAGTTTGAGTGCTGAGCAAACAGAGGCCGAGGTGATGAATGCTATCTACCATGATGCGCGTGATTCTATCTTGCGTGAAGCGCGACCAGCCTGTGCCACCTTTCGTACTACCCTAGCTAAAATGTCTGAGGCTCCTGCCTTTGGCTATGCTAACCAGTTCCAATTGCCTACAAGTCCATATTGCTTGTCCGTGTTAGAAGTTAACGAGGATGCTGATTATCTTATTGAGGATAGACGCATACTAACGGATAGCGGCACTTGTAGTATTGTTTATGTTGGACGGATTACTGATGCTGGCGTGTTTGATGCCGCTACAGCATTTGCTATTGCTGCCCGATGTGCGGCTGAGGCTTCATATGCCTTGGCGCAAAATGGCTCACTCACAGATCGTATGTGGGCTTTGTCTGAAAAGGCTATAATGGATGCTCAAAACGCTGATGCCGTAGAGCGCGGTACTGATGCTATTGAGGTTGACCAGTTTAAATACGCGAGGCAGTAAATGCGACTTGCCCCTATTGTTAACTCATTCTCTGCTGGTGAATTATCGCCACGCCTAATGGGGCGCACTGATAGCCCTAAGTACACTAATGGCGCTGAGGTAATGGAAAACTTTATTCCTTTGCCGCATGGTGGTGCGCTACGTCGAGGTGGTACTAAGCATATCGCTGAGGTAGAAAACTCTGCCGAGCATCAACGCTTAATTCCTTTTGAATACTCTATTGACCAAACCTATGACCTAGAGGTCGGCAACCAGTATATCCGCTTTTATACCGAGTCGGCTGGTGAATATGGTCAGGTACAATCTGGCGGCTCTGCTTACGAGATTACTGCGCCTTGGTTGGATACTGAGGTTGATGATATTCAGTATGCGCAAAACGCAGATGTTATGTGGTTGGTACATCCTAATCACCCACCACAACGATTGACGCGCCAAGGCCATACAAGCTGGACTCTTGCGGCTGAGGCTTACGAGTTCACACCTCTTAATGAGGTTAACCAAGATGATACAAAGACGTTTTTATTTGCAAACCAAAACAAGGCTGACCAAGATTTAACTGCCAACTTTAACTTCTTTGAAGCTTCAATGGTTGGTCAGCAGATGTTAGTTGACGTAGCGCATGGAGAGCCGCACGGTGAAGTTATTACGTGTACGATTGTTTCCATTACTAGTGCTACTGTCGCTGTTGTTTCCCCTGATATTGCGCCTCCTGATCTTGGCCCTACGTCCTATTGGCAGGAACCAGCTTTTACTACAACGAATGGCTATCCTGCTGCTGTTGTGTTTTATGAGCAGCGCTTGTGGTACGGTGGCACTACAGCCAAACCACAGTCTATGTGGGGTAGCAAAACTGTCGTCTATAACGATTTCGAGACAGGTACAGTCGATAACGATGCGTTGTTCTATACCATAGCTTCTGATCGTGTAAACGAGATTAAATGGCTAGCTGCTACTACTGTAATGGTGGCTGGTACAACTGGTGGCGAGTTCCGTATCTCTGGTGGTACTGACTCTGCTATCACGCCTACTAACGTGGATGTACGCAGACAGACCTCGCATGGCTCTCGTAAGGGTCGCCCAGTGTATGTAGGTAATGAAGTATTCTTTATCCAGCGTTCTAATACCAAGATTCGTAACGTGGTGTATAGCTGGGAGTCTGACGGCCTTAATTCCAATGATATGACTTTCTTGGCTGAGCATATCACTGATGGCGGTGTCGATCATATTGTTTACTCGCAGGTTCCAGATAGTTTGCTGCTAGGTGTGCGTGCTGATGGTCAATTGCTAACTATGGTGTATGAGCCAGCGCAGGATATTATCGGCTGGTCTCGTCATGTGACTGATGGCGAGTTTATTGACATATCTGTTACTAGCCGCCAAGGCTCTGATCGCTGGGTGTTTATCGTTGAGCGTGTGATTGATGGCGTAACCAAGCGCTATATTGAGCTGTATGAGGATAATCATTTCCTTGATTGCCATGCTCGGTATCAGGGTGCGGCTGCTACGGTGATAACTGGCTTAGGTTTCCTTGAAGGCAAGACGGTATCTATCTTGGCTAATGGCGCGGTACATCCTAGCAAGGTTGTTAGCGGTGGTCAGATTACATTGAACTATGAGGCCACAGACGTTTTGGTTGGCCTTGAGTACACCTCTAAGCTAACCCCTACCCGTTATGGTGGTAGTGTTGGTGATGGCACTGCTATGGGTCGTAAGAAGCGCTGGAGCGAGATATTCGTACAGCTATCTAATTCGGCTGTGCCTAAGATCAATGGTAAGCGCCCACCTGTACGTGATGTTGATACCACTTATGGTACGCCTGAGCAGCTAACCAGTGATGATGTAAACGTAACAAATTTAGGTTATGACCGTTATGGTCGTGTTGAGATTGAGCATGAATTGCCGCTACCTTGTCATATCGTAGCTATATTCGGTGTTCTAGGAGTTGGTAAGTAATGAGTTTGCTAATGGGTCTGCAAATCCTTGGTGCTGTACACCAATATAGCACTGCGCAATCTGCCAAGCAGGATATACTAGAGGCTGGTGAGTCTAACGCACTTCTTGCTGAGGTAGAGGGTGCTGAGTCTGAGCGTAGATATATTGCTGAGCAAAAGCGCCTACAAGGGCAAATGGTTGTTAGTTACGCCAAATCTGGTGTTGTCTTACAAGGTACTCCATTGGATGTGATGGCTGAGGCTGCTAACGAGGCAGACAAACAAATCGCATTTATGCAGCGCCAAACAGCAAGTGTAGCTGAGGCACGTAGAAAGGGAGCCTCTACTCAGGCTTCGCAGATTAGCGCACAAGGCACCTCTGCTCTTATTGGAGGCATTGGTCAGGCGGCAAGTACAGCGTACACGTACGGGCAAATTAGCCCTACTGCTTCAAGTTTAAAGATTCTAGGGTGATTGAATGAAGATTCCACAGTTTCAATATAGCCGAGTACCACAAGCACAGACAATAGATACTGGTGCTATAGCTGGTGCTGCGCGCGCTCAAATGGGTATCTCTAAAACCCTTGTTGAAGTAGGTACAAAGTTTGGTGAGCAAATCCTAGAGGCAGAGACTGAGGCAGAATATCAGCGCGTAAAGGATGGTGTTCAGGCTGATGCTGACCAGTTATGGAATGACCTACAGGCTGAGCCAGCTTATGATGATAACAAAAACCCGACTCACAATACGTTGCGTAAGCGTTTTGATGAAGGGTACAAAAAGATTGTTGATAAGTATCAAGGCAACCTGCAATTTCACCCTAACAAAGCTAACGTATCAAATGTCGCTACTGATATTGGCCTAACCTATGGTCGCAATGTTGATGCTGAGGTGCGTAAGCGTCAGGTTGATAATGCGCGAGGCCAAGTTTTTACCACAATCAGTAACATCAGATACGATGATCCTAATTCCATTACTGAGGCGCGTGATGCTGTAAAGGCTGCTGGGCTTATAGGCACCATAAGTGAGACTGAGGTTTTGCAGGCCGAGCAAGAAATCTGGGGCAACGAGCAAGATAATATTATTCGCTCTGGTTTTCAGGCTGCGCGCGAAAGCGGTACTGCTATTAAGTACGCTGATGGTATCGAATACCCACTTGAATTCGATCAAGCTATGCGTGACAAGTATGATAATTACATGCGCACTTATATTGATCGTGATGCTGCCGAGGCTGAGCGCTTAGTTAATAAGGCTGAGCGTGACGCGCGTGCTGCTGACTCTGCTGCGTGGGAAAAGTTATACCCAACTCTACAAACATTAAGGCGTGGCGACAATGTGCCTGATGATGTTATTGAGCAGGTACAGCAGTTTATTGACACAACAAATGACCCAAGTCGTAAGTTTGATGCCACTGTTGCTATGCGTACAAATATTGCGATGACTTCAATGAAGGGCATGACTATTGATGAGCGTGCCGAGGCTATTAATGCTACCTTTGTTGGTGGTGTTGATGACCTAACCTCTGCCGTTAACGCAAACCTTCGTCAAGCTGCTGCCCAAATGAATTCGGCAATTAAGTCTGATCCTTGGCAGGCATTTACCATGTATGGTGACGATGGTGTGCCAGAGATAACATTTAAAGAAGCAATGGATGCTGGTGACACTGCTGCGTACTTTGATTACATCAAGGAGCGCAAGGCTAAGATTGAGGAATGGGCAGGCATTAATGTGCCGGCATTTAGTGATCAGGATGTGGCTGCTGTTGGTCGATCTGGCATGCCTGCGGTAAAAGAGATTATTACCAACTACGAGCCAGAAGAAGCGTTCAAAGTTCTAGAGTTAGTGTACAAGACTGATGCTAAAGAGGTGGCTATCGCTGGGTCAATTATGCTCCAGCATGATGGTGGCGATGTAATGAATGCGTACCTCGCTGGCGAGCAATCTGATACAGCTCACTTGCCAAAAGGTACTGATCCAGCTAATAGCAAGACTGCTGATATGGTGTTCTCTGAGATTGCTGTTGATGTATTCCCTGATGACCCTAAGTATCGTGATGCGTTCAAGGAAGTTGTTGCTAGTGTTTATGCTGGCATGAGCCGAGGTGATGGTGTATTTGACTCTAAGCTTTATGAGAAGGCATTTGCTATGGCTGGTGGCGGCTTAGTTAAGACTGATGAGCAATGGATATTAATGCCTGATCGCAAGTGGACGGCTGGCGATTGGGATCGTAAGCTTAGGCACTTAGAGCTTGATGATATTGCTGGCATGGGTGGATTCCAAGGCCAGATTAAGACAGGCACTCAATTTGCCCCTGTCGCTCCAGCTCAGCATGGACAGCCTGCTGGTATAGCCACTGTTGATGTTGTTGAGACACCACAAGAGGTTCTTGATCGAATTAAAAATGGCGAGGCTCGATTTGTGCAGGCTGATGGTCGCGGTAAATATCACGTTTACATTAATGGCTACCCTGTAACTAACGCTGACAATGAAATGTTTACCCTTGATTTCTCGATAGGTAAGTAAGATATGTTGCTGTATACCCCAGAAAAAAGAGATTTTGATAAGTCATGGCAAGAGGTGGGTGAAACTGGTTTCACTGATGTAACTGCCGCACAGTTTAATACCTTTGTTTATGAGGATCGTTTTGATTCGCGTGAGCGTAACTGGGAAAGTGAGCGCTTGCGTATTGCTAGCTTGGCATATGATGCTGACCCTAAATTGTTTGGTGATGTCACACCTGATTTAATTGAGGGTAGCGGTCATGCTATCGATACCATCAACTACGCGAGAAAGGAAACTGCCGCGCTACAGAACAAGGTTCGTGCCTCTGATTATGAGGGGTTTGTTGAGCCTAATATTGAATACCTAAAGTCTCTTAACCCTGAAATCCTTGATCGTGAAGAAATTGACCAGCGTATTGCCGATAATGCTGAGGAGCTTCGAGCCAAGTTTGAGGATGTACACAGTCGAGCAGATGGATGGGATGCGTTCTGGGGTACATTAGCAGGCGCTGCTGGTGGGGCTATGACAGACCCAATTAACCAGACCGCTATGCTGGTTGGCGCGCCAATCGCCGGTGTAGCTGCTGTAGGAAGGGCGTTCGGTGGCTCCTTAATGAGAGTTATGTTTGTTGAGTTTGGAGTTGCTGCTACCTCTGAGGCAATTATTCAGGCTGGTGGTGTTTATGACTACAAGAAAGAAATCAACTCACCTTGGGAGTTGCGTGATTCCCTATTTGCTATTGGCGCTGCTGGTCTTGGTGCTGCCGTATTGAGTGGTAGCGTCCATTCTATTCTTAGGGGCTGGAAGAAGCTCCGTGGTAAGCCTGACTACCCCTTTGCAAAGTCTCATATAACTGAGCGCTTTATGCGAGATTTAGCCTTCATACAAAAGCAAGTTGATGAGCTGAAGCATGGCGCTAGTTCAGAGGCTGACATTCATGCGCGCGTCCAAGTTCTTGCTGACATCATGGCTGACATTAAGGCTGGTCGCACTCCTGACCTTTCTGACTTGGATTCAAAAATTGATCTAGAGCAAATGCAGTGGGCTGAGGCTGAGATTGATTCTGCACGAATTAAAATGGACAAACTTGTTCAGCGTAGAAACGAGCTGGATCAACAGTTCGATCAAGAGCTATATGAGCATCAGTTAAACCTTAAGGGTTGGACTGAGCAGAAAATGACTCCTTTTGAGGAAAGGCAAGCGCGTGAGGCTGCTGGACAGCCAATAAGCAAAGAGCTTGATGATGCTGCTGCGCTTGAGGATATTCGTTTTGATCAGCAAAAGGTTTGGGAGGCTCAGCAGGCTGAAGAATCTCTGCGAGCAAATGAGCAAGTTAATCAGGCCATTCATGAGCTGCGCGCCTCGCGTAGAGATAATGGCGACATGCTAAAAATCAAAGAAGAAATGGATGTCATTGACGCTCGTTTTGATAAAGAGGCTGGGCATTTAAAGATCGTCAATAACGCCAAAGAAGAATACATCAAGATTAAGACCAAGGAAGCTGAAGAAAAAATCAAGATAGCCGACCATGATAGCGAGTCTGTGCGTATCGTTAAGAATGCGGTGAACATGTATCTGCGTCAGATTGGCGCGCCTGAGATTAAGGTTAAGGTTTACGAGGATGGATTTACCCCAATGGAGGGTATGCGATTCTCTCGTCACTCGCCAGATGAGTTGATTGATGACATTCCAGTAATAGAAGATTTCGCATTCCTTGAGGGCAAGACAGTTAAGCCAACTATTGCTGACTTGACTGAGGCAGGTGTAGCTTATCGCGGCATTGACTCTAGCGAGGTTGACCCTATATGGATGCAGGGTGGTGTTGACTATCCACACCTAGCTTCAAGCAAGCTTGGTGAAGTGGTCTGGGCTGTTGATAAGTCTGCTGTAAAACTTAAAGGCTCTGATTATGTAGCTGTAATGGCTATGACCCCAAGATCACACAAGACTAATAAGACAACCACAAGGGCGGTATTCTCAACCTTAGAGGCTTATGTTCGTGATAAGCGTATTAGTGATGAGAATATGCTAGAAATTGATGCGCTTATTAAAAAGAAGCTGCCTGATTTTGCTGGCATTGAGGATATAGATAAATTCCATGACTACGTTGAAGGGCTGACTTTTGAGAAGCGCGGCATACTGGTTGATGTGCTAGATAGTGCTAAGGCTCAAGAGCTTGGCGCACCATCCGTACAAAAGATATTAAGGAAAACTGTTAGTAAGAAGTATGCTGGCCTAAATTTACATGATGCTGCCATTTTGATAAAGGTTGACCCAGATCACCCTATCGTTGAGCTTGGTACTAGTGGCACAAGAAAGCATGATAGTTACAAGTATGGTGTCAAAGGTAAGATTGTCGGCAGGCTTCCAGCAGGGGTGTCTAGGGAAATTATGTTCCCTGATTGGGCTGCTGCTCGTAGGGCTGAGGGGCAACCAGAAAGCGGTGATAATTACTCTTTCCAGCGAGCGCTACCTGTTCAGAAAATGACCAAGGATATTTATAGCAAGTTTAGATCAACACCATTTGAAAGTATTGATTCACCAAGGCAGTTAAAGTTGGCGGTTGATATGATCAGAGGTAACTGGAAAGACTCCAGTAAGATTGTAAAAGCTGGTGGTGTTGCCCCAAAGGATTTTGTTGCCGCTATCAAATCATCCGAGGCTTCAGCGAGTTTAGAGCAATACTCTCTAAAAGACCTAAACAAGTATATAAAAAATGGTACAATGTCTGTGTACCAACTTGGCGACTCTGAGGTGTTTTTTGCCCTAAAGCGCGCCCACAGTTATAAAGATAGTTATGGATTTGAGCATCCTGACTTGACCGATAATGAGGTTATGCTAACTGGTGTTGTCAGTAACGAGGTTTCAGCTAGGGGTGTTGGTGCGCCAGCTATTTTGCTTAAGGCTATTGAGGAGGGTGTTACTGTCCTTGATGCCTTTGCTGTTAGGAGTTCACGATTCCCTAATGGCTACTTGCCAGCAACCTATGAGAAGTTTGGGTTTGAGACCTTAGGTTATGAAAAGTTTGAGGCGAAATATGTTGATGGCACTGAGGGTGGTAGCCCAGCACAGTTTGCTGACTTAAAGAAATTCTGGAAAGACAATGGCTGGAATGAGGCTGATGGCTATCCTGATATAGCGATTATGAAGTGGAGAGGCACTGATGAAGCTAGACAAAACGCAACGCGCAACTTTGATAAGCAAGGTGCAACAAGCGCTGACCCAGAAGGAGTTGGAGGCTCTCTTGCCGAGGCAAGAGGAGTTGATAGAGGTAGGGCTGGAGAAGTTGCTACAGGCCAGATCGGTGGACGAGTTGACCCCAGAAATGATACAGGGCCAGTACGAGTTAGTGACCGAGTCGGTGGCACCAGCCGAGCGCATTCTGCTGTCCGAGAAGCTATCTCTTTAACCGATGATGAGCTAAGCAACCTTGGCCTTGAGCGCTCGCTTGTGGATGAGGTTGCCGAAATACTTGGCCTTGATACTCGCTACTCCAAAACTGATGCTGGTGTAGAGGCTGCTATTGATCCTGTCACTGGTGAGCTACACATTAACGCGTCATCTATCCGTGATCACGCCCACCTTGTTGAGATTCTGCGCGAGGAGGTCATAGGCCACTATGGTCTGCGCAAATCCTTGGGTGCTGAGTTCGACACAGTAATCAAGTCTATTCAATCTGCCGCAAAGACTAATACTGAGCTACGCGATGCTTGGGTTGCTTTGTCTGGCGTTGACCCAAAAACTGGGCAAATCCTTAATCCTAATGCTGCCTATCATGGTATGGGTGATGATGTTATCGCTGATGAGATTATCTCTAAGATGGCGCGTGATGAGTTGAG